ATGACAGTCAAACGCAGACGCACCAAAGGCAGCGGCGGAATCAGCAAGCCCAAAAGCAACGGGCTCTACGAATACTCGATGGAGCTACCGCCAGACCCCGCGACGGGCAAACGACGCAGGCTCGTCGTACGCGCTAAAGACCAGCGCGTGGCCAAAGCCCGGTTCGAAACCCGCAAGAAAGAGTACGAACGCACCGGAAAAACAGGCGGCAGCCACACACCGGAACTACGGGACTGGATAGACCGCTGGCTCAACGAGATCATGCGCCCCCAGCTCAAACCACGAACACTGGAGACCTATAGGTCGATAGCCGACAGCTGCGTCAACCCCGCAGTCGGGGGAGTCAGACTCGACAAAATAGGCCCGCAGCATTTCCGACTCCTTGAGGAGTACGTCACATCCGACGACCCCACAACCGGCCGCAGGGCCCGCAGCAGCAGCATGGCCCTGCACGCCTACCAGCTACTGTCTAAAGCGCTCAAGGATGCCGTGGCCGAAGGACTCATCGACTCCAATCCGGCCGACCGTACCCCACGACCCAGAGTCACCCAACAGCAGGTGGACATCCTCACCCCCGCCCAAGCAGCCCGAATGATCGGCATGGAGACTGACCCCATGAACCAACTCATGTGGCGCATCGCATTCCTGACAGGCCTGCGCCAAGGCGAACGGCTCGGCATAACACCATCCGAACTGATCCAAGTCGACGACGTGACCTGCCTGAGCATCAACTGGCAGCTCCAACGCATCAAAGACGCCGACTTCCCAGCAGGCGTCGAACACCGCGATCTCGGCGGGGACGAATACCTCATACGCCCCAAAACCAAATCAGGCCACAGACTCATCCCACTGACACCCGAACTCGCCACAGCGCTCGCGGCTTGGGTGGAGGAGTGCGGAGCCGGTCCCGACGATCTCATCTTCACCACAAACGGGAGACCGATATCGCCTATGGGTGATACGAGGCGTTGGAGGCAGGCGTTGGAGCGTGCAGGTCTGCCGCGGGTGCGCGTGCATTCTGCCAGGCACACCATGGCCACCATGCTCACCGAGGCGGGAGTGGACGAGCAGACCCGCATCCTGCTCATGGGCCACACCAAGGCATCAACCACGGCGGGTTATACGCACCTCAACGCGCACGACCTGCTCGGAGCTGTCACTTCTGCGGACAGGATGATACGGGCTTGAATGGTGTTGTTCGCATCGGTGACGGGGCGAAAAAACAGAATCGTGCTCGGACTGGAAAACTGCAGGCTTGAAAAGATTGGTATCGACAAAATTCCGGCATTGTGTTACATTTGCTTAACGTTTTTGTATTACTTTTAATAGCAAGACTAGGAAGATGTTTTTTTATGACAGTAATTGACTTATTGCCATAAGTTAGTCGATAGAGGAGGTGCACGATGACAGACAAAATCAAAGTTGATAATACTGGTTCACCAGCTGCTGCAGCCACCGATACGTTGCTCAAAACCGTAGGCACTGCCGATGGGAGAGTTAACCTCCCGATTAATCTGTCAGATATATCCCGCCTGCTTGGTATTAAGATGGAATCGATGATACTTGACAAGGACAAAGCCGGAATCCTTGTCAAGCCGGAAAATGATGATTTTCACGCTGTAGCCAATATAACAGATGGATTACAGCGACAGCGTTTCACTTACGCACACGAGATTGGACACTATATCCACAAGTATCAGGACTTCCCGCGGGAAAAACCTGCAGGGGAAGTTGAGGAACGCGATGAACTGTCTTCACAGGGAATTGACCCGGAAGAGATATGGGCCAATAAATTCGCTGCTGCCTTACTTATGCCTGCTGCGATTGTGCGTCAGTTCTGGGCAGAGGATAAATCCGTCAGTGAGATGGCGAACATTTTCGCGGTATCAAAGAGTGCGATGAATGTCCGTGTCGCTACTTTGGGATTGATGTAACGTCCATGTCGAGCGCACCGGATTCGTCACAGCGGAAAGACGAAGAGACTGAAGCTGCCCTTAATCTTTATAATGACAGTCATGTAATTCAAGACAATGTTAACATAGGGGAATGCGCTACTACTTCCGATACAAAGTCTTTGGCGAATTCCGCAGACGAGAATGAGAGCAAGGGTGACGAACCCAATGCGGTACGTGCTGATTTACAGAATAAACGTTATGAGGATGAGACTGGCACTAGGAAGATGTTCTCTAAGACAGCTCTGTCTATTGTCCGCGCTCAGCTTGCAGCGACGGATCTTGTGATTATCGCATATTCCGGTTTTGCTCTGTGGAATTATCATAAATTGGATGTGCAGATAATCGTTGCGTGGATGGTTTTCGGTTTAGCCAATATTATCGGGATTCTCTGGGTCATAACACGTAACCTCTTCCCGTTTAGGGACGCGAATAGAGATAAAAAATCGGAGAAAGAGTATAAGGAGTTTTTACACGAGATATTTTTATCCCTCGTTCGTAAAAGCTAATTGGAACAGTGAGCAATAAGCTCCCGCCGAAGCATGGTTGTTTACGGTCCAGACTTTGAACTGATGTGTAGACGGTGATGAGGCCGTCTTGATTCATAGCTGTACCTATTATGCATCCGGATATATCATTTCTATCAATGAAAAATGACGATTACGCAGGAGCCTACTGTTTTTCGTTGGAAATGTTAGGGTTTAAACACGAATCACATCGTCTGAACGGCATGTCGGCGCATTTAGTCTTATTGAAATAGCAACGTTTCCGAAAAACAATGGAACAAGTTATAACAGCAATACTGTGCCTTATATCAGTGCCACGGCGTTCGTAAGATGGTGACGCCAAGCTCGATGGGCACGATATGTGAAGGCCCCGCCGAAGCGAGGCCTTATTGTGGTGTGCTATTTGTCAACCGTGACGGTGAGGTATAGCTTATCGCTGTTTCCTGTTGCTTTAAAGACGAATCCGTTTTTGTGCAGGCTTTGAGAACTTTCTTGTGTTTTACTGAGATCGTCGGTTGATATGTTGAGTTGCTTGGTCAGGCAACGTGCACCTTGTAGAGATTCGGTGTCAAAGTCAGATAGGTAGGTAAGGCTTTTGTCTTTGGGATTGTATTCCATGACTTTCTCGCCCGCCTGTTTGTTGCATGTGGTGGCGGTGTCTTCGAGCTGCTTGCTCTTGCCGCCATCACCACAACCCGCGAAAGTGGTTAACAGTGCCGCACAGGCTAATGCAGCTATGGCTCGCTTCATGTTCTTCTCCTTTGTCTCTTGGCATCTCTGCCGAGACAAAGGATATCCCATCATGTTGATTTACGCGCTCACGAGTGAGTCCAAGCAGCTTTGCTGTAATGCATGTCCCTGACAGCACCACTCCTGCAGCAAGCTCTGATAATCACCAAGCACCTGCACGGTTACCCCGAGCTCGCGGGTTTGGATTTTGAAGTGCCCAACCGAAGTGGGGCTTTGTCGGCTGGAATCGTGTTTTGTCGTACATGGGTTATGGACCCCAGCGTGGCACAGGCTACGAAATCAGATTCGTGTTTGCCGGTACGCTGTTTTTTAGTATGGATTGCAGGGTGTTTTCCGGGGCGATGAGGATGGATGTGGGTGTGGAGTCCTGTCCCGATGGTGATCCGCTGGTGAAGATGGCCATGTATGGTGCTCCCTTGTCCAGTCTTTTGGACAGTCGTGCGGCATTCTGCTTATTGACGTATCCGACAATGCCTGCATTGGGGGCGAGGATGGCGATGGCGTTCCTGTCGTACTTGTTGCCAGGCTCTCTTCGTAGGATTGCCGGTCTCAAAGGTCTGGTATCCGCTCGGAGGAAAGCCGCATCATAGTATGAAGTCCCCCTGAGTGTACCTGTGAAAATCCCCAGCTTATATATCTGTCCGCTTGCCCTGCATGGCAGCAGGCCGTTCGGCGCTTCCAACACAAGCTGACCATTGTACAAGCCAAGCTTCAGGTTCGTGTTGCCTTGGCTGTCGACGGTCACCAGATCAAGCTGATGCTCCGGGGGAAGGAAGAATTGACTGTATATCGGAGCATACGCTGTCTGATCCTTGATGGGCTTGCCTCTTAAAGGGTCATGGGGATGCTCAGTGGTCTGCAAGAACACGGTGGTCTCTGGCCTCTGCCTAGTTTTTTGATCATCCCGATTACCTGGCGTCGTGCTTTCGCCGTTATCCTCTGCGACCCATTGGTATATGAGATAGACAAGTGCTACAAGCAGTGGGACCACGATGAACGAGATGAATAGCAGGCTAAGTAATCCCATCATGCGTCTTCCATATCAAGGGCTGTAATTAGATGATTCGACACCATCGTCTCGGTATATTTTTCCTGTGTCTGTCCTTCCTCCATGATTCTCCGTTTCTCCTTGCATGCGGGGATTACGGTGATGATTCTACCGTAATGTCGCCACCGAAAGTACGAGGTTGCGGTAGTCGCGTATGACGCCTTGAGTGACGTCCAGTTCTTCGGCGATATTGGTGATGTCGCCTTCATAGATGTTTTCGGCCGTGGCGTATGCGTTCTCGTCGATTAGAATGCATAGGATTTATGCGTATACTGTCATGTCGCTCATGGAGATGATCGTCCCGCCCGTCGACTGTATGCGTTTCCATGCTTTAGTGTATTTTTTGGTCTTATGAAGAAGGTCGGATACGCTGTCGTGGTCTTAGTGTTGCTGTGTCTGTTTTTCGTGCACCCTGTGGTCTGTTTGGTGGTGTTTGCGCTGCTGTGCTTTTTGGGTTGGATTCTGTCGAGGAACAGGAAAGGAGGTAAGGGTGTCCACTCCAGGACTGGGAAGGATATGGCGTGGACATGAGGATGAGAAAGACATATCGGGGACTGCCCCCTGTGCGGAGCCGCTCGTGCCGAAGGTACGGTCTGACAATGATGGACTGCCTTTGGATTATGTGGTCCTCGACACCGAGACCACAGGTCTGAATTCGGGGTCTGACAGAATCATAGAGATAGGTGCAGTGAAGGTACGTGGGCGCGTGGTGGTTGACCGCTTCTCTGTGTTGGTGAACCCGGGACGGCCGCTGAGCGGCAAGATTGTCGAACTGACCGGGATGACGGATTCAATGCTCGCTGATCAGCCACCCATCAAGGATGTGCTGCCCAAGTTCGTCAGGTGGATCGGCGATGACGTGCTCGTCGGGCATAATCTCAAATTCGATATGGGGTTCCTTGGTGAGGAGGCCGACAGGAATGGTATCGACTTCCCCGGGCCGGCCTGCATTGACACTTTGCAGATGAGCCGTGCCATGTTCCCCCAGGAACGCCATCACCGTCTCAAGGATCTCATCCAAAGATTCGGGATCGCTGACGCTGAGGAACACCGAGCCCTGTCCGACGCCATTCAGACTCAACAGTGCTTCGAATGGATGCGTCAATACGTGAGTCAGCTTGGCGGCACCTTCGCCACCCGAAAACAGGACAACACTTACACCTCTCGGATAACCAATACAACGCAAGCCGACAACACTCGGACAGCCGGCGAAACCCGCCATTTCGGCGGCCACGACCAGCACCGCGCCCGCAACCCACAGCCAATCGGAAAGTGCATCGTCGAAAACGACACCCCATGGCAAAGCGCCTACGTCTCCAAACCAGCAGAACACCAAAACCTGTTCACGCGCTTCCTACCAAACGACGAGATATGGGTCTCCCTTACCCACGGACGAATCCAAACCGGAAAATACAAAGGATACCCCACCATCGACGTCTGGATCGACGGCGAATTCGCAGGAAGTCTCACTGCAAACGAAACGGCAAAACACTACGACCACGTACCCGACGAAGGTGGTATCAGCTACGCCCACTTCAGAATCGACAAGAAAAGCGGTAACTACCAGCTGCGCGTCTCATTCCCATACTCCGACCACAAAACCGACCTCACCAAACTCCTTGAAAGACAACCAACAAGCCAACCACAAACACCAACAGAAGATTAAGCGTTCACGGATGCGTCCGCATAGCGTTGCTGCAATGAGTGACCCTGACAACACCATTCCCGCAACAGAGTTTGATAATCAGAGAGCACCTGTAGCGTGACACCAAGCTCGACGGACATAAGCCACTTATCACCCTCATACATCTGCTCAGCAGTACGGTAGCCCATCGGATCTATGAGAGCCAAGGCCGTCTCCCTCTGCGCTCGCAGCTCGTTGCGGACGCCGTTGCGCCCAGCGCAGCCGACATCGCGATATCGAGCGTGTATGAGCTCGTGCTGCAACGTGCAGAGAGTCTGCCGCTGACTCATGCGCTGGTCTAGGCATATGATGCGACGATCATCGTCGTAGATGCTTGGCAGCAGTGAGGTAATCTTGCCTCGTATACCTTTACGCCCATGCTTGCAGCCTCGTCGTAGAGGCTGTTGATGTCTGATACCAATTCACTCCGTTCTTATTAATGGCATTCGTTTTGGTGATTCCTTCGAAGTTGAGGGGGTCACTCGTCCGGCGTTTCCATCTCACGCTCTTTGTCCGGGTTGTTATTGGCAGCGAGCGTGATATCTCCACGGTTGGCCCTTGCCAACACATCAGCAAAATCATCGTCTTGTATTGGAGGCCAAGGGCCTAGCTCATCCTCGACCCGTTGTTGGGCACGATGAATAATGTCTTCGAGTTTTATTCCTATGAAATCACAGATTTGTACTGCCTCTGCTACTGGTATCGCTGGCTTTGAATTCAGCCAATTGGTCATAGTTGGGCGGGGGCGGCCTATGGCGTCGGCAACAGCGCCTTGAGTATATCCGCGAGCGCGAATTGCTCCTTTGAGTTCTGCGCCAATGTACTTTGAGCAGAGTTGTGACCGCTGGATTAGTAATTCAGTATCTGTGTTCATATCTATACTATACCTCTGGAAAAAATTAATGCAAGTAATCAAATCTATAACTTCTTGACTTGACATGTAATGAAAACATTACTAGAGTTAAAGTCATGATTACCAATACAAGCACAGATACTTGGCTAGGGCAGAAGGTTCAGTCAGTTATCGCTAGCTCTGGGATAAAGAAGACGGCGGTTGCTGAGAAGACCGGTATGCCATATTCCACACTCAATTCGAAATTGCGCGGTTATTCTTCATTTACATTTGATGACATCATTCGCATTGCGCAAGTACTCAAATGTGATCCATGTGTTTTTCTTCCACCATCATTCCGGCAATCAGGAATGGTGCAGAAGGTTGCGGCGTGAGGGGAGGCAATGGGATGAGTGTCGCGGATTGGATTACTTTGATCGCAAGTATCGTGACCGTTGTGTTTTCGACGGGAACGGTCGTGGTCCTTATCTCGTCTTGTGTTCGGGAGGCAAAGGCTCGGAGAAAGTCTTCCGCTCAGCGCCAGGAGAAAACGAGTAGGTGATGGAGACGCGACCAGAGTCTATTCCTCACCCCTTTGAAAAGAATCACATGTTCAGTACAAGTCAAACAAGGAATAATCATGAAAGACGATAACGATTTTAGCTTTACGCTTCGGGAATTACCGAAATCCAAGATGATGAACCTATCGGAACTGCTTGGGATTCGCCCGAATCATACTGCTTCGTTGGAATCTCACCCAATCGAGGTTCAGATTCATGACGGGCATGCATACATTTGGGTTACCCAGTTGTTCGAAGCAAATTCCGATGCGCTCACTGCGGCGCTTGTATCTACTGGTGAACATAAGGAGGCAGAGCCGTCCGAACCTTTTTGCGCTCATCGAAACCCTTCGGGAGCCAGGTAATGAGGACGCTGTCTGGGGCAGCGCTCGTCGCTGCGAGGTCAAAATCGAAGGTGCTAGCCGATCCGGGATCAATATTACCAAGTTCTATCTTGTCGGAATCATCGATGGAACCAGCAACAGGTTCGATGCGCACGTCTAACGCGGTATGGGTGTTGCCGTTCACAAGCTCGTATATAACCCCATTGGCTTGGTGCAGGTCCCATTTGGGCACTGCATCCTGGTCCATGGCGATACTGACCTGTTTTTTAAGAGCGGCGGCCTGTTCCCGCAACGCCTGCACTTGCTGGGACATATTCTCCAGATCTTCTGCTCGTTTCCTGGATTCCTGCGCGGCTGCGTCATTAATTTCCTCATCCCGTCTTTTCGATGACCGCCATGTGATAACCCATCCGACGACCGCAATGGCAATTGACACTAATCCACTGATGATGCTGGGAATGATAGCAGTAATGTCCATTTACTTCTCCTCTTTGATAAAGAAAAATGCCGCAGCTACCACTGCGGCGACGACAAAGAAAGGTGAATCAATGTCAAGTACAAGTATAACAGAAGAGCTGATTCTCAGGGAGAAATTGAAAGCGGCGAAGACCGAACGTTACGCACATACCGACTACTGGACCATCCCACAAGCCGCACTTGTGCTTAACCAGCCGGAAAAGCTCATACGCAAGGCGGTCAGATCGCATGACATACCGGTCGTATATCCGGACGGGACCCATACGCCCAAGATGCTCGCAGCAGCTGCACGCGGGTGGGCGAAAGACAATCTGCCAGCCGAACCCGGCATACCATACGGCTTCCAAGAGTGAGGCATCATGCAAGACAAGGAAAAGGATACGACCGTCTGGCTGCCTGTCGTCTGCCTGGTGGCCGGTGACCTCCTGCTGTTGGTGGCGTTTATACAGTGCTGCTGGCTGATTGCCGGACTCGCACATGGAGTGTTGTGTGTTACCAACCTGCTTTATGTCATCATCTGCGCTCCACTGGGGGTGCTGCTGCTGTCGGTGTGGGATCGATACGGGGAGGTACCCGCATGGTTGATCTACTGACACCAAAGGATATACGCGAGGCCACTTTCAACGAGGTAGGTCTGCTGCGCAAAGGGTATGACGAGGACGAGGTGGACGAGTTTTTGGACCAGTGCGCGATGACGATTACGGCGATTGCCAAAGAGCGCGAGGGATTGAGAGGAGATGATGACCGTGGAGCAGTTGACGATCGATGACATGCTGGCCGGACGGCTTGACGGTGTGTGCCCGGATGTGCGTGCCAAGCGGAGGCTCGCGTTGACCGCGATGCGCGATGTGTGTGGCGTTAACGGCAAGCCCGTGGAGGCTTGGCGTGTGTCCGAGTGCGCGCAGCGCATCCAGCATAAGCGCTACCCTGCTGCGGCTCCGATGGGTGAGAGTACGATCCGCACTCGGCTCAACGAGCTGTGCAAGCTCGGCTACGTGCGGGTGGCGGACAAGGACGGTCTGACCCGGTCGCACAACAAATGCGGGCGTTACGCGCTTACCAAGGCCGGCGTGGAGATGATGGCGAGGCTGTCCGATGACGAGTGATGTCAGGTCTAAGTTGCGTGTGATCGCGATCGGGCTGATGACGTGCCTGGCGCTAACCGGTCTGGTGCTGCTGCTGGCCGGAGCGCATGAGGCTGATGGCCGGCTGATATTAGCGGGTTATGTGTGCGTCATTGTGGCTTGTGTCGGTTTGAGTTGGATTTATGCCGGTGAGGAGGATGACGTTGACTGACGGTTTTATGCCACGCACGCCTTACCGGTGGCCGCTTACCGAGCTGGGACGGCTCATGCCCGCCCACGACCTGTTTATGGAGTTGGAGGAGACGATAAGCGTGTGCAACAACGACCGACGCTTCGACCGACTCCTGCTGCAGCCGGACATGTCCGACGTGACCATCGACCGGGAGCGGGGTGTGCTGACGGCGTTGTGTCAGTGGGCTCCCAAGAGCATGTTACGGGTTAAGGCGGTGGACTGATGGCCAGGTACAGACTGCTGGTCCCAGGCGAGCCCGTCGCCAAGGGACGACCGCAAGTCTATAAGGGACACGGAGTCACCCCAGCCAGGACCAGGACGGCCGAACGTCGCGTGGCGGACGAGTTCAAGAAGGCCTACCCTGACGCGACGCCGTTGGATGGGCCAGTGTGCGTCGATGCCGAGTTTTGGATGTCACACCAGGGTCGCCCCGACCTCGACAACCTCTACAAGCTGGTCACCGACGCACTCAACGGGCTCGCATACAAGGACGACTCTCAGATCGTTGATACCTGCATGTGCAAGATAACGCCGGACCAGCTGGTCCCTGGCGCTCGCAAGGGCAGTCTGCGCAAACGCAAGCCAGGCGACCAGTTGACCCATCACGGTATCGAGTACCGGCCGCACACGGTCGTCTGCATAAGCGACATGGATCCCGAGACTGGTGGTGACCTGTGACAGTGAGCGAGTATCTGCCGCACTGCAAGACGTGTGGCCCGCTGGCGGCACCCTGCGCATTGGAGGATGCGATCAGGGCATGCGAGGTGCATCACGCGGTCAAACCAGCGCATAAGACGAGCTGGGTCAAACTACCCACCGCATTGCCACGTAAAGGAGAGTGAGATGGATCATAGGATTTTGACAAGCAACCGAACCTATGAGGTGACCCGGTTCAAGGGTCGCACCAAGACAGAGCGTGAGGGCAAGTGGCTTGCTCATCGCAATGACGGCGTCGGCGGCAGTGACATGGCGGCGATCATGGGATTGAGTCCTTACAAGTCGCCGTACGCATTGTGGCTGGAGCGTACCGGTCGCTCTGATCCGGAGGACTTGAGCGGCAAGTGGGCCATCCAGCGGGGCAATGTGCTGGAGGGAGAGCTGCGCAAACGGTTCCGGCGTGAGCATCCCGAGTTGACTGTGGTAGGCGGTACGGACATGAGCCTGAGGAGCGTCGCGCATCCGTGCATGCAGGCCAGTCTGGACGGGTACATCTGGGATCCGGCGTCCAAGTCGTACGGGGTGTTGGAGATCAAGACCGCCAACGCGTATCGTGCCAAAGACTGGCAGGCCGACGACGGCAGTCTGCACGCCCCGGCCTACTATCTGGCGCAAGTCACGCACTACATGGCCGTGACCGGTTGGACGTGGGGCGTGTTCTACGCGGATCTTGGTTCGGGCGAGCCGGTCGAGGTGCGGTTCGAGCGCGACGAGCAGGATGTCGCCGCGGTCATCAAGGCCGCGGAGGAGTTCTGGGGTTACGTCCAACGCGATGAGCCGCCGGAACTGACCGGCAGCGATGTCGATGACGTGTACCCGCAGGATGACGGTCAGATCGAGCAAACCGACGACGAGGTCTTCCGCCGTGCGTGCGATGAGTATTTGTCGCGATCAAAGGAGCTGAGCAAAGCCAAGACGGCCAGAGACGAGGTTGCGGCCACGATCAAGACCCTCATCGGCGAACACCAGGGATTGTGCAACGACATGTACAAGGCCACGTACAAGACCTCGCACCACGCGCAGACCGTACGCAAGGCGTATGACAGCCGCACCCTGCGCATCACGACCATCAACCAATAAACACAAGACAAAGGAGATAATCATGGGGGAACTCACCCAGCAGACGCAGTCGCGAGGATTGCAGACCAAAAGCCCGACCGGCAAGCTCAAGACCATGCTCGAGAAAAGCTGGCCTCGCATCCAGGCGGTCATCGGCAACAACATGAGCGGTGAACGGCTCTACCAGCTGTGCGTCAGCACCATCAACAAAAACCCCAAACTGGCGGACTGCACGCCCGAAAGCGTGCTCTCCTGCTTCATGCAATGCTCCGCATTGGGGTTGGAACCCTCCGACGTGGACGGGTTGGGCAGAGCATACATCCTGCCCTACGGCAACGGCAGGAACGGCAGGACCCAGGCCACGTTCATCCTCGGCTATAAGGGCATCATCGACCTGGCACGCCGTAGCGGCCAGATCAAAAGCATCCACGCGCAAGCCGTGTACGAAGGGGACGATTTCGAATGCTGGGAGGACGAGACCGGACAGCATTTCAAATACCGTCAGAACCCCAATGCCTCGCATGAGCCGGGCAAGCTCACCGACGTGTTCGTCAACGCACAGCTGATGACGGGCGGGTTCGTTTTCGAGCACATGACCCGCAGCGAGGTGGACAGAATACGGGCGCGCAGCAAAGCCAGAAACAACGGTCCCTGGGCGTCGGACTACGAGGCGATGGCCAAGAAGACCGTCATCCGTCGAGTATTCCCGTACCTTCCGGTATCGGTCAACGCGCAGCAGGCCGTGAACGTGGACGAATCCACGCCCGACTACCGTGAAATCTTCCACCCGATCGTGGAACAGCCCTCCACGCCTACGGAATCCACGCAGATAGAAGGAGAGGTAGTGGAAGAAAACACGTCGGAAACCAAAGAAACCTTCCACTCCGATGACGGTGACAGTAGCGCGGACGAGCAGAACGACCCTTGGACCGGCAAGGAGGCCAAGTGATGGCTGGTGAGACGACGATAACGATCATTGGGAATCTGACAGCGGACCCGGAACTCAGGAACTTGCAAAACGGGAGCAGCGTGGCGAGTTTCACCATCGCTTCCACCCCGCGCATGTTCGACCGCAACACGAACCAGTGGGTGGATGGGCAGGCGTTGTTCATGCGCTGCTCGGCCTGGCGGGATTTGGCGGACCATTGTGCCAACAGCCTGACCAAGGGTATGCGCGTGATCGCCACGGGACGGTTGCAGCAGCGCTCATACCAGGCGAACGATGGCACGAACCGTACGGTCGTGGAGATGACGGTCGACGAGATCGGTCCGTCCCTGCGCTACGCGACGGCCCAAGTGCAGCGCATCCAGCATGGAGGCAACACCAACGGCGGCAATGGCGGATATCAGGGTGGCTCGTCGTGGGGTGCGTCCGGTGGCACCGGAGCGTATCAGGGCGGTTCGCAGGGCGCGAGTGGCTCGCAGGACACGGGTGACCCGTGGGGCTCCGACCCGGAGTTCTGACAGCCATGATGAGCCTGTATCACGACGAGATGCCGCCCGATGTCGATGAGGAGGCCTGCCCGATCTGTGGCAGGCCCTACATCGGGCGGCATGGCATGTGCCTGCGTGCGACGATGATCTGCGCGAGGAGCGCGACTACGACTACCAGAGAGACCAACAATGAGCATGTATAAAATCAATGGACTATACGTTACGAGGCGTACGAGGACCGTGCTCCTGAGATGGGTCGCACCCGACTCCAGCGGCTCCGATGCCGAGCTCGAATGGTACGAGCCCAGTCTCGTGCACCACGACCGCCCTTGGATGACCGACCAGGAGCTGCGAGCCAAATACGATGCCACCGAACTGCCATTGACCTACAGCGGTCCCGTGGACGAGACGACCCTCATGACCTGCCTCAACCCGGTAAGACGCGCCCTGCTCGCAGAGTGCCTCGACCAGATAGCGCGGGTACGACCATGACCGGCAAACGCAAACAAGGCGAGCGCGGCTACGCCAAACTGTACAACGACGGGTATGCCAACCCCAAGCTGCTGCACGCGATGGAGGACTACCCCCATGCGCTCAACGTGTGGTTCATGGCGATCATGTGGTGCTCCGACAAGCTCACCGACGGGCATGTGGATCATGACATCCTGCGCTACACGTTGAGGGCCACCGAGGAGGACATCACCGCTCTCGTGGACCTGCGTCTGCTTGACGAGACCGATGGCGGCTACCAGGTGCACGGCTATCTTGGCTATAACACCAGCCGCGAGCAGGTGGAGACGTCCATCGAACTCCGTAAGGAGCGTAACGCCCGCTATAAAGCCAAAAAAGACGAGGAGAAAACGTCCAAGGAAGCATCGTCGGAAGATGATGAGACCGTCTCGGAACCGTCTACCAAGCGTCTTAAGACCGTCTTAAGACGCGACGAAGACGCTGCGAAGACGCTTGGTAGACACCCCGAAGACGCACAACCAAGAACCAAGAACCAAGAACCAATATATATATCTACTGACGTAGATATATATAAACCCCCTTTAGCCCCCCAAGGGGGCGAAACCCCGAAAAAGAACCATCACTCTCGAGCACGCCACCCGCTACCGGACGATTGGAAGCCGAACCCTGAAGCCCGACAGTACGCAGCCGACCACAACATCGACCTGCCCCGCTCGGCCGACCGCTACCGCCTCTGGGCCAAGAGCGGAGGACACAAGCTCAAGGACTGGGACGCACGCTACCTGCTGTGGCTCAAAGACACCAAACCCGACAGCCGGACCGACAGAGGCCAGCCATCAGACAAACCCCACACCCACAGCTACGCCTGCGAGCACGTCCTAAGCCTGCTCAACCGACAGACGCCCGACACCGACGACCTCGCCGTCAACCTCGCCATCCTGCTCAACCAGGGCATGGACGGACAGACGGCACTGGGCAGGCTGGGCCTGCATGACGGGACGGACGGTTGGGAGGCAGCATGATGAACGGGAGCGGTAAAGGATCATCCAAAACAGGACGGACATTCAACGAAACGACAAAGGAGCAATCATGAAACAGCTGACGATCGTCACGGCCAAGATCGAACCCGGCATCTACAGGCGGATCGAGCAGGGCACGAAACACTACGAGGTACGGACCGAACCCATCAACGGCGACGTGATCCGCTACATCGACGCGCAAACCGGCAGCACGCTCGGTAATTGGAAACTCGAAGGCGTCAACACGACGGAACCGCTGACCCCAACAGACGGCATCGGGTCCGTCCACAAGCTCGAGGCGTGGAAGGTCGACGAGCAGCACGAGAAGATCATGGCGCTCGCTGACATCAACCGCGCCGAGTTCGTCCGGCTGTTCGGAGGAATTGACTATGTATGTCTGCGGCGTATCGGCAGGCCGTTGCCGGATGGATTGGACGCGCTGATGGGGGCGCTGGACGATGAGCAAACGCAGAAGTGAGCCGACCCGTGCGGTGTGCGACACGGTGGACATGCGCGAATACAAGCTCGGCGGGCATGACGGGCCGGACGACGGTTGGGAGGAGGCATGAGTGCGAGCGCATGGGATTGGGATTTCATTCGGGCCTGTCGGGACGGTGAGGCGGACCTCAGTAAGGAGCCGCCGCTCTCCAAAGCGGAACGGCAACACCGAACCTATCTGAGAATCATCGCCAAAGACCCGGATTACTACACCAGACGACGTAGGGCCGAACGCAAGGCACGCAGACAAGCAAAGGAGACAAAAATGTGTAAAAAAAATATCGGAAATGAATCTTGAAGAAATGCTGAATGCCGCCAAAGTTAACGACATGTCGGCTGTAGATTTGGCGAGGTCTGGGATCGGTGTCAGTGATCTGGCGCTTGTCAGTATCGCTCACAGCTTGGAGCGGATAGCCGATAGTTATGACGCGATGTCCCGCGCTCCGCTTTGGGGGCGCGGATGATGGTTGACGAATCTAGGAGCTGTGGGAACTGTGGGAATCCGGTATCGGAGCCCTGGCGGCTGTGCCAAGCCTGTCGCAAGGACTACGCGCGTCAGATACACCGGCTGCGCCTCAACATGCAGCAGTTGCACGCGCTGGCCATGAGAGAGTACAAGCTCAGTGGGCATGAGGTCGGTGCCCATGGTCACGGTACCGCACCCACGCCCGTCAACATTGCGGCATGGGATTTGGAGGTCGAGGCGGAGGCCGCCATCAGCAGCATAGCCGCCACCGTCCAGGTGTGGGGCGACTGGCATCACATCCTGCGCAGACTCACGACTGTGCTGCCCCGGCTCTGCCAGAGCCCGTACGCGGTAGACGACTACCGGGATCTTGTCCGTCTCAACGAGCGTATCGGCCGTCGTGTGGAGCGACGCAAAGTCAAACCGTTCGCCGGACGCTGCCCCAACTGCGGGCGTGAAGTCGAGGCCGACAAGGACGAGCATGGCATGGTCTGCCAGTGCGGGCACTGGGTCAACCTCGACAGTCTACGGGCCGACACTCGCGAGCGCTGGCAACAACTCCACACCACGCAAACACCGGCTGGAGCAGCAAAATGGGTCAGCAGACAGACCGGCGTAAGGGTCACACGGCAGGATGTCAAGAACTGGCTGCATCGGGGCAAGGTCCACGCCAGCCAGTTGGAGGGCGGCTACTACGAGTTTCCCATTGGGGAGCTTGTTACGCAGGCCAACAGGAAATCCCAATGATTTGTAGGCTGAACCCCTAGTGTGCTATAATGACTACGTCATAAGTGTGCAGGCCTCCGAAGGTTATCTCCGGGGGCCTGCACTGTTATCCGTCTAGCTTCACGCAATCCGAGTCATTGCGGATTTATGTGGCGTGCGATGGTTTCATCCGAGCTTTATAAAACGATGGAGAGCGCTTCGAAGCCCCACGTCATACCAAGTAGTCTTGCTTGCGGCTTTACTCCTTTGCCCGCAGGCAACAAACGTTCAGTGTTTCTTGGGTCGTCCCCCGTGGCCGGGACGTGAGGCGACCCACTTTTCGATGGTGTCCTCGCTCCAACCCCGGGTACGGCCGATGGTCGCGTCGGGTTCGGGGAGCCTGTATCCCGCGAGCGCCCCTTTGGCGATGCCGAGCATGTCGGCTATCTGCGTGATGCTGAGGTAGTGTGCGGTCATTCGTCGTCCCTGCGGATTGCGAGGTCGAGGCACAGTACGCCCGCGGCGAGCCCCAGCAGTCCTCCCGTCCATGGCAGCCTCGAGAAGCTGCACACGAGAGCGGCCACGCCGCACGCGATGCCGGCGATGCCTATCAGTGTTTTTGTCTTCATGATGTTTCATGGGATATGATTGGGATGGAGGGGTTCTGGATACTTGGTCTATTCGGAACCCCTCTCTTGGACTATCTGTGCTGGTGGGTGATGTCGTGTATGAGCGTCGCCACCGAGACCAGCGTCGTCACCACTGTGCAGATGGTCTGTATCCAATCGGTTATCCTCATGTTCCCTCCTTTCCTTGGTGACACTTATATAATAACAAAGTAATTAAATTAAAGCAATGGCGACACGCCGAAAAGGTTGGAATGATGCCGGAAACAAAACCTGAAAACCATATCGGAAACCCTTCCGAAACCGAAAGTCCGCAGATGGAACGCATCGCCCACCAGCTCACCCGCATCGCCGACACCATGCAAGGCCAGGGCATGCAGGTAGACCGGGACGCCGCACTCAAGGCATGGCCCCTGCGCATATACCAGGACGAGTACCTCGCCGCCCTGCAGTCCCTCGGCATCGAGCTGCTCTGATGCCAACCAGACCACACGGCAGATGCACCAAGCCCGGCTGTATGGCCAAGGCCGTGGACAAGGGACGATGCGCTGACCACCAGCCCAAGCCATGGGCTAGAGCGTCGGCCCACACGCAAGCCATCGACCGCGCACAGTGGGCCAAGGCCCGCCGCCTGACGTTGGCCCGGGACCATGGCAGATGCGTACGATGCGGCGGCAAAGCGACCGAGGTCGACCACATCTGGGAAGTCGCAGACGGCGGCAGCCTCTACGACACCGGCAACCTCCAATCACTGTGCCACACCTGCCACCACGCCAAGACCCTCGACAGCCGACGCCGACGCACCCACCGAGACCAAGGCCCCGGCCTCGCCGCCCGCCTCTTCGAACAAATCGAACAATCAAACCCATGAAAACGTTGCAATTCCAACGTTTATAGGGTGGGTAGGGGGTCAAAATCGAACAAATTTTCGACCCGGGGAGCGCCGCCGAAACTGCCTTTTTCGCGTCTCAAGTTTTCCAATTCGTTTTTCTGCTCAGGAGGGGGTGGTCGCTATGGGTCAGCGAGGGCCGCTCAAGGCCCCTCCCAAGCTCCGCCTGATCAATGGACGGGGCGAAGGCCGGGACTCCGGAGGGCGTAAGGTCGAGAAGGAGATTGGCTTCGAGCGCGAGAAGCCCCGGATGCCGTCCTACCTGCCCGAAGGGGCCAAGACCGTATGGAAGAGCGTGGTCGAGGCCCTGGATGGCTTAGGCATCCTCAAGAAAGTGGACGGTCCGAGCCTGGAAGCGTACTGCACGGCCGTCTGGCAGATGCGCGAATCCACAAAGCAGCTCCTGGAGGAAGGAATGACGGTCAAGACCTCGCAAGGGGTGCCCAAACCGCATCCCGCAGTGGCCGCATTGAAAGCCGCCAGGGCCGATGTGCACACCTTCGCCCGTGATTTCGGCCTCAATCCCGCAGCGGAAGGACAGATACAGGGACTAGGTGAGGATGATGGCGACCAGGAAGCAAACCCCTTCGCCTTCGGCACCTGAACCTATCGAACTGCCCTCCGACCATGAGCTGGAACGCCTGAAAATCTCACCCGAGGTCGCCTGGTACATGCTCTCCCGTGGACTCGACCTGCCCCAAAAATGGCAACGGCCCAAAATCAAGACCGCCGAGCCGCGCGACATGGAGGGAGCCAGTTTCGACCCATCCCGCGTGGACCGCGTCCTGGCATCCTTCCACGTCCTGCGCCACACGCAAGGAAAGTGGGCCGGCCACCCCCTCGACCCGGCCCCCTGGCAGGTCGCATGGATCCTAGCCCCGGTCTTCGGATGGGTCCACAAGAACGACGACGGGCAAACCGTGCGCATCATCAACGACCTCTACGTGGATGTGCCACGCAAGAACGGCAAATCCACCCTCTCAGGCGGCATCGCCGTCTACATGCTCGGAGCCGACGGCGAGGAAGGCGCACAAGTCGTATGCGCCGCCAGCACCGAACACCAAGCCGGCTTCGTCTTCCAACCCGTCAAACAACTCGTCGAGAAGACACCCGCCCTCAAAGGCGTGATGAAAGCCCACCAAAAACGCATCGTCCACGAAGCCACCGGCAGCTACATGGAAGTCATCAGCTCCGCCGCAGACGCAGCCCACGGCATGAACCTGCACTGCTTCATCTGCGACGAACTCCACGTCTACAAAACCCCCGACCTGGTCCGCACCCTGGAAACCGGACGCGGCTCGCGTTCGCAGCCCCTGGGTGTGCGCATCACGACCCCAGACGCGGGCAAGTCGGGCACCATCTACGACGAGACCCGCCACTATGTGGAGCAGCTGGCGGCCGGCACGATCCAGGACCCTTCCTGGTACGGGGTGGTGTGGGGCGCTGATGAGGACGATGACCCGTTCGCCATGGAGACGCAGATGAAGGCCAATCCCGGCTACGGGGTGTCGCCAAGCGCCGACTATCTGGCGAAGGTGGCGACCAGGGCGCGGAATTCGCCGGCCGAGCTCGCCAACTATCTGAGGCTGCACCTGGGCATCCGCACCAAGCAGGAGACCCGCTTCATCACCCTCAAGGCTTGGGACCGCAACGCCGGGACCGTGGATGAGAGCGAGTTGGAGGGCTGTGAATGCTATGGCGGCTGGGATCTGGGCTCGGTGTCCGATCTGACGGCCTGGTGCCTGCTCTTCCCGCAGGGCGAGGGCTACCGGTGCCGGATGCGTTTCTGGTGCCCCGAAGCCGCGCTTGAGGACCTGGATCGGCGCACATCCGGAAACGCCAGCGTATGGGTCAGGGACGGCTACCTGGTGCCCACGCCCGGGGACGTGACCGACTACTCCTATATCGAGCGGCAGATCCGCGCAGACCTTGAGGCCTATGACATCCAGACCATCGGATACGACCCGTGGAACGCCACCCAGGTGGTCAACGATCTCGAGGAGCAGGGGCTATCCGTGGATCGGCTGACCCCGGTCAGGCAGGGGTTCAAAACCCTTTCCCCGGTACTCAAGGAGCTGCAACGTCTGCTGCTGACCGGCAGCGAGGACCATCCGCTCTTCCAGCATGGTGGCAACCCCGTACTGCGCTGGAACGTCGACAATCTCGCCGTGAAAAGCGATGAGAACGGCAACGTGCAGCCTAACAAGAGGGATTCGCGTGACAAGATAGACGGCGTGGCCGCCATCTGTGATGCGCTTTCCGAGGCGATGACCCGTAAGACGACCCTGAAGGACAATCCGTACGCCTCGCATGGGCTGTACGCATGAGAAGGAGGACGGCATGATCTGGCCTTTCACCAGACACAAACATGTTGAGAAGTCCGTCCAGGACTTCCAGGCGGGCACCGTACGGGGACGCTGGTACGTCGTGGACCCTGGAATGCCGCTGTCCGCTAACTCCGAGTCGCTGTCCGTGTTCGCCACCCAGCCGGCTGTGCGCAAGACCGTTGAGTTCATCGCTCGCAACGCCGCCAGGATCCCCATGAAGGTATACCGCCGCGATGGCGACAACGACCGGCCTGTGGTCACAGACGGCCCTTTGTACAACCTGGTCAAGTATCCTACTCGCTACCATGGGTCCTACCGATTCTGGTACGACTTGATCTGCGATCTGATGGTGTACGACCGCTTCGCGGTCAAACTCCTCCCATCCGCCAGCTCACGCAGCGGGTGGGAGCTGTACCGGATACCTGCCTACACCTGGACTTTCACCTGGGCCGGGTTTGAGGACGTGCGCGGCATCCAGCTCGCCACAGCGGACAACGGCTCCAGCGTAATCGGCCTGGACGGCGTCCTATGGGACAAGGGGTACGGCAGCGCCAATGGCGTCAGCCCTATGCGGACCCTGTCCCAGACGCTGCGCGAATACGCCGAATCGGTCAAATGGCGGCAGGCAATTTGGAAGAACGGGGCACGGATCCCCGGCATCTTCGCGATGAACGCCGACATGAAGCCATTGGAGCGTGACGACCAGAAACGATTGGAATCCGACATCGATGACTACCTGGAGAACGGCGGGCATGAAGGTCGCTCGCCGGTCCTGCAGGGCATCCACTGGGAGAAGGTCGAGTCCTTCAGCCCCAAGGACGCCCAGGAGGTCGAAGGGCGCACGCTCGCGGACATCGAGGTGGCGTCTGCGTACCATGTGCCGCCCGAGATGGTGGGAGCCAGGGAGGCCAATTACTCATCAACCCAGGCGTTCCGGGACTCGCTTTACAAGGAGACCCTCGGCCCGCTGTTCACACAGCTGGAGCAGGCGTTCAACGCCCAGATCGTGCCCCTGGTGTCTCAGGACCCCCGAGAATACGTCGAATTCGACCTTAACGCGGCCCTGCGCGGGTCGTTCCTTGAACAGGCGGAGATCTTGCAAAAGGCAGTCGGAGGCCCCTATCTGAGTATCAACGAGGGGCGCAAGGAACAAGGATTCCCGGGATTAGGACCCGAATATGACCAAATCATCGACCTGCTCAACACCGTTCGTGGAGGAGGACCCCAGGCGGACCCGACTGACTCGGGGTCACAGAATTTAGGAGGAAGTCAATGAAGCAGCACACCCTCAAACGAACCACCGGAGCCACGTTCAAGAGCGTCGGCGACGGAGGAAGCCTTGGTGAAGGGCAGTTCACCGCCCTGGTGAGCGTGTTCGGCAATGTGGATTCCCTCGGCGAAGTGGTCATGCCGGGAGCCTTCACGGAGACCCTGGCCAAATGGAAGGCCTCCGGCGATCCGATACCAGTGGTCTGGTCTCACGACTGGAGCAATCCTATGAGCCATATCGGCGAGGTGCTTGAAGCCAAGGAGACCGACCAGGGATTGGAGGTCACCGCACAACTGGACATGAGCAACCCCACCGCGGTCCAGGTCTTCAAGCTCCTCAAGGACAGACGCATCAAGGAATTCTCATACTCCGGCATGGAATCGGACTTCCGGATGGTTGATGGTCCGGACGGGGATGCGATCTATCAGGTCGGCAAGGTGGACCTTATCGAGCTCGGCCCATGCATGAAGGGAGCCAATCCGGCCACCGTACTGCTATCCACCAAGTCTGACCAGGCCGACGCTGATGCCGAGACAGCGGAGCATGACGAGGGTATGCGCGAACTGGTCCGACAGACCGTACTCCAAGAACTTTCCTCTCAGTCCAAGCCATCCGGCAAGGAAGGAGAGGGACGGGATGTTGCGGCTGACACCGTGAAATCCTGCACAGTGCCCGAAACTACCGCCTGGGCAGCGGAAATGGAAATCAATCTCATGGAAGGAAGACTATGAGCCTGCAAGAAGAATTGAAGGATATCCTCGCCCAGACAAATTCTCTGGCGAAGAAGGCACAGGAGGAGAAACGCGAATTCACCGACGAGGAGAACGACCAGATCCTCGAATGGAAACAGAAAGCAGATGTCCTGCGCGAACGGATCAGAAAGGCCGATGAGGCCAATGAGGCCTTCAAGAGTCTGGCCGCCGGAGGCGACAGTCAGGGCAAGGGCTCACCGGTGGAACCCGCCAGGACCGCTGTCGCCAAGTCCTATGGGCAGGCCTTCACCGAGACAAAGGCCTACAAGAACTTCCAGTCCAACCAGCCCCATGGCACACCGGTATCCATCACCGCGCGCGGCCTGCACGTCAAAGCCGACCCGGACCCGCTGTCCACCGGACTGCCCGGGGCGATCGTCCCCCAGGTGCTTCCTGGCGTCACCGATCTGACCTACCCGCAGCCGAACACCTTCCTTTCCCTGATCACATTGGGCACCACCACCAGCCAGTTCCTCAAATACCGGCAGCTGGTATCCGTGACCAACAACGCCAAAAAGGTCAAGGAGGGCGACCTCAAGCCTTTGAGCACCCTGTCCACCGCCGTGGCGGAGGCGCACGCCTTCACGGTCGCGGACGGCATCAAGGTCACCAACCAGGAGCTCGCCGACGACGGGGTGATCAGTTCTCTGATCGATTCCGTGCTGACGCGCAATCTGGCCTCCTACAAGGAGAACCTAGTGCTCAACGGCATGGGTGGCACCGACGAGCCCAACGGCATCCTGAACACCGCGGGCACCTTACAGATCCCGTTCGACACGGACATGGTCACCACCGTGTCCCATGCCATCACCCAGCTGCAGCAGACGGTGCCCGGCATCGGCGTGCAGGCCGTGGTCATGAACCCGGCAGACAACGAGACACTGAACCTGATGAAGGACAAGAACGATCGTTTCCTGTCCAACGCCCCGTTCGCCACCGGCCCCTTCACCCTGTTTGGCGTGCCGCGCATCACCTCCAGCATCGTGCCCCAGGGCAAGGTCCTGGTCGGCGACTTCCACTCCGTGCAGCTGCTACAGAAGACCCCGCTGTCCATCCTGGCCTTCAATCAGAACGAGGACGACGCGCGCCACAACCTCACCTACGTGAGGGCCGAGGAGGAATACCTGCTCATGATCCGCGAGCCCAAGCGCATCGCTGTGGCCGCCATCGCCGGAGCTCCCTCAGGCAACGCCAGCCACTGATCCGATAGGAGGCCGACATGAGCGAACAGTCCCGGGGCGACCGCCAAATTCTGGCTTCGGCCGATGACCTGGCGGTGCGCATAGGGGCCAAAGCCGATGATAAGAAGCTGCTGCTCGCCCTGCGCCTGGCCTCCGACCGGTTCGTCGGGCAATCCCACAACCCGATCGTCAAAGTGGAAAACGAGGAGATCATCCTCGACGCCACCGGCGTCAGGACGATTCGTCTGCCGGTCTGGCCGGTCCTCGCAGTGGACCGGGTGCTGCTTGACGGCGCGCCAGTACCGTACGAATGGTCGGCTGACGGCCTGCTGCGCTTCCCCGCACCCCTGCCCGACAAGTGGCGGGCACTGAAGGTCACCTACTCGCACGGGTATGACCCGATACCAGGTGACGTGTCAGACGCAGTGTTGGAACAGGCCGCAGCCATCTATCAGGTGCTTCCCGGACTGGCCTCCTATACAACGGGGGCCGAGTCCCGCACCTACAGTCTGACGATGAGCGTGGGCACGTCTGCGGCTTGGAGCTCGGCAGTGTCGAAATACCGGATTGGAGGCATTCTATGACCGGCATTCACGGTGACACCATTGTCATAGAGCACCGGACCCTAGGCGAGCCGGACGTGGATGGCGAGACGAAGGAGAGCATGACCGCCTGCACGGTGGAGGGCTGCAGTGTGCAACCCGTCACCAATGCGGGCGACGTGCTCTTCGAACAGGACATCATCATCGGCAGATGGCGGGTTATCGGACCACAAGGCGTTCTCGTCTCCGACCTCGTGGACGGCGACGACACCATCCGATGGAACGGCAAGGCGTACCGGCTGTCAAGCGCGGTCCAGGAGTACATGCCTGCTGACGGGCTCGGATCGCACAGCGAATTCTACATGATGGAGGACCACAGATGACCGGAGCCATCGTGGATGACGAATGGATCGACCGCAACGTGCTGCAGAACCCCAACGTCAAGGATGCCCTGATGGACACGGCCAAGCGGCTGTTGCCCATTTGCCAGCGGCTGGCCATCCAGGAGGGGTGTGAGGACTTCGCGGACTCGCTCCATCTGGAACAGGGGGTACGCCCCGGCACGAAGTCGCCGACCGGCATCAAACGCCCCTACGTGAACGTTGTCGCAGGCAGCGAGAACGCATCTGAACAGGAATACGGCTCGCTGAGATATCCGAAACATAATTTCTTCAATCGTGCTACGGCTCAGCTGTAGGAGGCGAAGGTGGAACCTGTCAGATGGCCGCAGCATCTGCGGCTGGTCAACCAATGGATCAAGGACCGCACCGGATATTCGCCATACACGGTACTGCCAGAAATCACCGAACTGCGCGCCAGACTCCCCGCCGTGCGAACCAGTCTGAGCCCTTCGGGAACGCTCGGAGTAGTCGAACGCTCGGCGAGCGTTGACATCGATCTGCTGGCAGGCTCATGGAAGGACATGAACCCGCTGATACAGACGATGGACTCGTGCATGGCTGCGCTGGCTGGCAACGGCAACCAGTATGGGTATGTGGACGATGTGTCCGGAACCGCGTTCAGTGATGTCCCGTTCGGCGACCCCGCCATCCTACGTTGCACGGCGACGTTCTCACTGGTCATGAGACCAGTGAACAGCTGAATCAACGATAAACCAATATAAGGCCTCTCAAAGCGGGAGGCTTTTTGCATATAAAGGAAGAACAATGAACGATCTGATAAACCCTACAATGCCAGACGGCATCGGTACTCAAGATGACGTGCAGACTGATACAATCGCCGACCTGCAGGCCTATATGCAGAACAGCTCAGGAAACGTGCGGAAGCACGCCACCATGGTCTTCGCCATCGCAGACTATTCGACGCCCGCGCCGTCCAAGTTTTTCGGCGCGGACGGCCTGCCGTGCAAACTGCCGGACGGTTACAAGCAGATGGGATACGTCACCACCAAGGGCGCAGTCGAGAAGCGCAGCGTCAAGACCGATGACACCACCATGCTGCAGGATCTCGAGCCGGTGCGCAGCGATCTGAGCTCCTCCACGCGTCAGCTGGAAGTGACCTTCGGCGAGGCCAACGCGTACACGCAGGCGCTCCGTGCCGGCCAGCCCGTATCAGCATGGCCCGCCAGCAAGGACGAAAAGACATGGTCCATCACCGAGCGTGGCATGAGCCAGCTGCCCCTCTACCGCATCTACCTGCTCACCCAGGACGGCGTTGGTACTGACGCCGTCTACCGCGTTGAATTTGCGTACAAGGCGACCATCAGCGGGTTCGGTGACCGGACCATGGACCGCGCAGACACCGAGGACCTAGGATTCACCTTCGACGTACTGACCGACGAGAAGACCGGCAAACAGTACGACAAGGCCTCCAGCGTCAAGAAAACAGCCTGAAACAGCAACAACATATCAATCATGATTATTTTTTAAGGAGCATAAATGTCAACAAAATACTCGCTGCACGCCATCCGACAGAAATACAAGGAGACCCATCCCGGCGTCACCGACACCATCGACTTCACCGTCAAGGACGAGGAAAAGGCCCGCGTCTACCATATCGAACACCCTCTACTTCAATCCAACAGGACCAAGGAGGCGGTCACCGCAGCGAAGACCGATATCGACATGGCCAAAGCCGTACTCGGAGACCAATGGAACGACTTCATCGCTGACGGCGGACAGGTCGCAGACGTCATGCTGCTGATGAATGAAATCGGCGAGCAGATGGAGTCCACTACGCCGGATGGAGTCCCTACACAGCGCTAGATCTCCTCGACGCTGAAGGTCACCCCGAGGAGTTGGAAGCCGCATTATGCGAGCAATACAGCCCCCGTGACCCGATCGCGGAGTACTGGCGCGGAGACATCACACTCAGAGCCCTCGCCGTACTTGTGCGAGGGCTTAAACCGTACAACGTGCTCTCCCTGGCGCTCGCACGGGATGAGCAAAAGAGACAAAAACAACACCGCCCTGAAGACGACCTCGATGTCCAGGTCAGAAACGAACTGGACTCCCTGTCATCCCGTATCATCCCCGGAGGCTGACCATGGCTGTGAAACCCGCATACGTGCCCGTGCTGCCCGATTTGGCGGAATTTGCCAAACTACTGCTGACAGGCACCACAGACGCGGCAAGCCAGGCGGGACAGTCCGCGGGACGCGCCTGGACCCAGTCCATGACGGCCACGTCCAAGACCGACGTGCTCAAGGAACAGGTGTCTGCTCTTCAGGATGCCGAGTCCAAAGCCAAAAGGGCGGTGCAAGACGCGACGCGGGACATCTCCAAGTCGCGCGACGCAGCGGCCGTCGCCGCCAAAAACCAGGAGGCCGCTGAGAAACGACTTTCTGAACAGGTAGAGAAGTATGGTCCAGCCTCCTCACAGGCCATCAAAGCCGAAGCGCAGCTCGACGCAGCCAGAGCCAGAGTCAGACAGACCAACGAGCGTGTGGAAACTTCCGAGAAAGCTCTTAAAGTCGCCAAGAATGCATCAAAGGAGACCACCGAGCAGCTGACCAAGGCCAACAAGGACCTCGCCAAGGCCACCGAGGAGCAGCCATCCAAATGGGCAAGCTTCGGACAGGCCCTCGAAGGGGTCGGCGGGAAATCCGGTAAGCTCAAAGGCATCTGGGACGGTGCCCGCAGAAGCCTGAGCCTGCTCGGTGTCGGCCTGGGCGCGGTCGGACTGGCGCAATGGATGAAGAACAGCACCGATGCGGCCGAAGGCTTCGAAAAGCAAATGAACCTGCTCGTCACGGCTGGCGGCGAGTCCACAAAGAACCTCCACCAAGTGGAAGAGGGCATCAAAGACATCGCCGTCCAGACGGGCATTAGCACCAGCCAGCTCGCCGAGGGCATGTACACAATGGAAAAGGCCCAGATCCGCGGCGCGGACGGTCTTAAGGTCCTTAAGGCAGCCGCGCAGGGGGCCACCGACGAGCAGGTCGACCTTGGCGTCATGACCAACGCACTGACCTCCATCATGCGTTCCTACAACATCCCCGCTGACAGGGCCAGCAGCGTCACCAACCAGCTGGTCGCCGCCTCCGGAGAGGCCAAGACCACCATGCAGGAGTTCGCCGGATCTCTGTCTACGGTGCTCCCAGTCGCCTCGGCTGCCGGCATCGGCTTCGACCAGGTGGGTGGGGCAATAGCAACTCTCACGTCCCATGGCACCTCCGCGCAGGAGTCCACACAAGAGCTGGCCAACACGATCCGTAATCTTCAGGCACCCAATCAGGTTGCTGTCAAGGAGATGCAGCAATTCGGCATCAGCAGCGTGGATGTGGCCCAGAATCTCGGCAAACGGGGGCTTACCGGCACTATAGGATATCTCAGTGAAACAATCCTGCAGAAGATGGGGCCTTCGGGCACTATCCTTCTGGACGCCTTCAACCAGTCCAAGTTCGCCGCTCAGGATGCTGATACCATGTTCGGTAAGCTCACCGGAGCGTCGAAGGAGCTGGCCAAAGGCGTCATGGACGGTTCTGTGACCCTCAACGACTACCGCAAAGGTCTCAAAGCGCTGCCTGACACCCAGGCCTCGCTGGTGCGCCAGTGGGAACAGATGTATACCAAGAGCAAGGGGTTTAACGATCAGCTCAAACAAGGATCGCCGCAGGCGCAGACGTATACGGAGGCGTTGAAGAAAATCATGGGTGGAGCCACCGGCATGAACACGGCGCTCATGCTTTCGGGAGGATCGGCCAAGACTTTCGCCAGCAACGTCAACGGCATATCCGATGCCGCCAAAAAGAACGGCAAAGATATCAGCACTTGGGGTGAGACACAGCGCACCGCCAGAGTGCAGACCGAACGGTTTAACCAGATGCTCGAAACATCGCGCATCACCCTCGCCTCCAAGTTCCTTCCAGCCATCACCAAATCCATGCGCGGCATGACCGACTGGGCGTTGGAGATTAAAGCTTTCACCGATAGTCATAAGACGCTCACTAAAGTGCTGGCTGGGGTTGTTACTGGAGTTGTTGGCTTGACGCTGGCGGTGGGCTTGGCACGTAAAGCGGTATCCGCTTTCAAAACAGCGTTCGGGCTGCTTGAGCTTGTGTGGAAAGGGAGCACGATCGGTAAGATCGTGACAGTTGTCGGCCTTCTAGTCGGTGCTTTCGTCCTTGCTTATAACAAGTGCAAGCCTTTTCATGACGCCGTTGACAAGTTGATGCGTGGGGTCAAGCACACTTGCGAGTCCGTCGGTAAATGGTTTGCCGGTCCGTTTGTCAACTTCTTCAAGGCTGCGTGGAACAAAATCAAATCGGTGTTCCAAGGATTCTGGAATTTCGTCAAGGCGGCCGGGCATGGAATAAGCCAGGTTTTTAAGTTCCTGATAACTTTCGTCGTGACGGTCTTCGTTAGCCCGTGGGTAATCGCCTTTAACCTGCTGCGTAAGCCCGTGGAGTACCTTTGGCACAACGTCATCGATCCCGCATTCAAAGCAATCCGCAAAATTATGGGCGGGGCGTGGAAGTGGATTGACACGAATGTCGTCAAACCCTTCAAGGAAGGCATCAAAACTCTTGGCGACCGGTGGAACGACTTCTACAACAACTATGTCCGTCCCGTGTGGGACTGGATCGTAGGAAAGTTCAGGGATGCTTGGAATTGGATCAAGACGAACATTATTGACGGTTTCAAGGCCGAAATCAGGGGCCTCGGTATGATATGGAACGACTTCTACAATGGTCACATTCGTCCCGTGTGGGACTGGATCGTAGGAAAGTTCAGGGATGCTTGGAATTGGATCAACGATCATGTCATCGGGCCGTTCAAGGACGGCATCCATGATATCGGGCAGGCGTTCGAGGCAACGAAGGATTGGATTGGACGCTCCTGGGATCAGATTAAGGATGCTGCGGCAAAACCTGTGCACTGGGTTGTCGACACTGTGTACACCAATGGAATCCAGGCGGTATGGAACAAGGTCGCTGGCGCGGTAGGCCTTGATTTGAAGCTGCCGGACGCGCATTTTGCGGAAGGTGGCATTAACCCCGGCTACGCGCCCGGCCAGGACACGATCTTGGCATTGACCTCGCCCGGCGAGGCGTGGATGGTGCCCGAATGGACCCGGGCCGTAGGTGCCGACAACGTCTATCGGTGGAACCGTCTGGCACGTCAGTCCGGCCCCGCGGCCGTCCGCGCGGACATGGGGTTTTCCACTGGGGGAATTGTGCCCGGATTCGACATGGGTGGCATAGTCAAGGATGCCGAGCATTGGCTCCATGACGCCGCCAAGAGTGTCATGGAATTCGTGCGTGACCCAGGTGGGACGGTCAACCGTCTGATCGTTGACCCGGTCAAGACCGCGCTGGCGGGCATCGGTGCCGGCGACTGGGGAAGCCTGATCGCCCAACTGCCTATAAAGACCATGCAGGCCCTGGTCGATAAGGTCAAAAGCATGGCCGCGAGCCTGTTTGGCGGTGGCGCTCCGGCACCTGGAGGTGACGGTGGTGCCGGTGTGCAGCGATGGAGGCCATTGGTGCTCCAGGCCTTGCAGATGCTCGCACAGCCGGCCAGCTGGGCTGACACCGTGTTGCGACGCATGAACCAGGAGTCCGGAGGTAACCCCAACGCGATTAACAATTGGGATAGCAACGCCAAGGCGGGTATGCCGTCGCAGGGCCTCATGCAAGTCATCCCGCCCACTTTCGCCGCCTATGCGGGACCTTTCGCAGGACACCCCATCACGGAGCCGCTCGCCAACATCTACGCTGGACTCAACTATGCGATCCACCGGTACGGGAGCTTGTCGGCGCTCGATAGGCCCGGAGGGTACGCGGACGGCGGCATCGTTCCCAGACTGTACGACAAGGGCGGATACTTGGCCCCGGGCGTGACCGTGGTCAGCAACCGGACCATGGACCCTGAGCTGGTGCTCACCGGCGACCAGCAGAGGGCCCTGTTCTCCAAGGATGGCGATCGCGGCGAGACCGGCAAGGAAAAGCCCATGCCGGCCATGCAGGTGACCATCAACAATTACGGTGTCAAGGATCCATATGTGGCTGGCACCATCAACGGTCGGACGGCCGCGCGCCAGCTGCGCGCCTCGATGATGGGAGTGTCATGAGCTATCAGCCAGCATTCGCGATCCTCTACTACCGCGACCGTCAGGTGAGGTTCAGCGGCAGCATGTCACAGGACCGGCCAGACTGTCTGGGCGTCAGCGGTGAAGGCATCGAGGGATGGCGGTCGACACCCGAGGCGAAGGTCACCATGGCCGAACGTGCCTCGGGCAATGGGGCACATGACATCGCTCCCGACGCGATTATCTACTCCTCACGCACCGTGACCCTGCACTGGGTCGCCTTGGGCGAAGAACGTTCGCAGGTGATCACGGCGCTGTCTCGTATCCTGTCCGCGGCTTCCGTTCCGGTCAGGCTGAGGGTCGTGGACGGTGGCGATGACACTTATGTGGAAGGCTACGCCACCGTTAGTGTGGACCCCGCCTGGCATGAGGGCAGGATGACCGGGACTCTCACCGTGGTGTGCCCGCGACCGGAACGACTGTCATGGCAGGCCCAGGAGGGCCAGCTCATCCCACAGTCCGGGCCCTTAGGAGGTTTATCCTACGGTCAGAACGCCAATGGCCTAGCGTACCCCTTATCCTATGGTCGGGCTGCCGGAGGACATGATCTACTTCGACTATCCAACCGAGGAACCGCCACTGCATACCCATGTCTAACAGTATCAGGCGATTGGCCTGACGGTGTGGTCATTGTCTGTGATGGAGAACAGTCTCTGGAATGGTCCGGCAAAGTCGTATCAGGTGTGCCTCTGATTTTGGACTGTAGGTCGCAGACTGCCAGTATGGGTGGAATCGATGTCAGCCGAAGTCTGGTTCGTCGCGCAGTACCCAGTGTGCGACCGGGAGGGTCAGTGACGCTGCACTTAGCCAGTGTGGGAGATGGATCAGTCACGGTGGAATTACATGACACCTATATCTGATTCCCAAGTTTTAAATGATTACATGAGGAGGAGTATATGGTTACGGCTTTGGGTGTAGCGCCCGACGAGTCAGGCAACGGTTTAGACGCATTAACGCATCGTCGGATCATACAGGCAGGATGGCACAACACCGGTGTCATCTGCGGTCTAGAGGTTTGCGGCGTATCAGGCCTCAGATACCGTGCCGAATCAGGTGTGGCGGTATCCGGGATGGCTGGCGATGATGGGACAGTCGAAGCCTATTGGCCCGGCGGACTCACCATAGAACAAGTTACCGCGGGAGACGGAGCATATGAACGCATCGACAGCATATATCTCGTGGCCCACACCGGAATACCGGACAATCAAGTAGAGCTACACGTAGTACAAGGTACGCCATCAGCAGCACCTGTTCCACCAGAAATCCCATCGGGCTCCTTGCGATTGCGTGACATGCTCGTACCCGCTGGAGCCACATCCACATCATCCTCATCGCCAATAGGGAGTGTAAACTATGCGATACCATACGGCGCAAGCATGGGACGTCTAGGATACGCATCCAACACGCAAAGCCTAATACAGGATTGGACTCCCGACAGGTGGTGGGCACAAGCGGCCACAGGCTTCAACCTCCCCACCGACCGACTGGTGGAAGTACGCTTCACCTTCCGCGCCGAATGCGACAGTGACACCACATCATGCTACGCAAGAGTCCGCGACTCACACCAAGGCGACAAAATACTGACCGACGAAAATGACGAGTGCCTCATCCCACGCATATATTATCAGCGACAGACCATTTCATGGATCCTTGAGCTGGAAGCCGGATGGCACAACATCATAGTAGACATCAAACCCAACACAAATGGTCCCGCTTTCTGGTGGCGCGGACTGCGACAAGTCGACGTATGGGACCGTGGAGTCATCAGATGAGCTGGAGACATTGGATATGCGACGCCCGCACCGGACAAATCATCGCCCCCATCGACATCCCCAGCTTTTCATGGCAGATGGGCATCAGCGATTTCGGCTTCGCCACCACAGACAAAGGCCCAGGAAAAACAGACGAAAGTAGCCTAACCATACCATGGACCGCCATCCCCGCATCCACCGCCGCAGAACGTAATGCCCTACTCGACTCCCAACGACGCGCCATCGTCACCGAATGGGTCACCGACATGGACAACAACAGCGGATACGGAACAGCAACCCCGATATTCTGGGGCAAAATCGGCGCTCGCGAGGACGGTTTCCTGGACACCACATTCAGCCTGGAGAGCCCAATGACCATCCTTGCCGACCGGTATGCGGTCCGGGACGGTGCTTTCCAGGATGGGCACAGTGATGACGTCATATCCTTCGAGTCGATGTCATATCGAGGCATATGCTCCGAGCTGGGCCGTATAGCCACATCCGCCAAGCAGGGGGGCGCGCTGCCATTCGACTGGAGCTATCTTGGCGAAGCAGGGGCCCATCAGCGCACCAATTACCAGGCTTGGAACGTGCAGAATCTCGCGGTGTCCAATCTACTTTCAAACATTACCAACTGTCAGGGTGGGCCGGACATCACTTTTAGACCATATCGTACGCAGGATGGACGGCATTTTCGTGTGCGTTTCCTTGCAGGCTCTGACGCAGATGTTTTCCTTGATGCCGACCGACTGCCTATCTCATTCACTTATTCCCCACAAGGTGGAGATGTCGAGGATATTCATGTCGCATACCAGGATGGCTATCACCGCTGGTATGCGACAGGCGCAGGTACAGACGAGAGTACGGTGACGGCCTGCGTGGAGCACATGGATCTAATCAACAGTGCTAATGACCCGCCTGTGCTCAGGGAGACCGTTTACGGGGACACCGACACTGAGGGTCTCGATTTGCTCCGCAGCCATGTGCAAGGAGTTGCGACACAAAGTGGGACCAAGCTCATGCAGATAACTGGTGTCGTCGACTTTAACGACGCCGATAACAACGGCCATCCAAAACATCCAGCTGGCTCATACTGGCCCGGTGAGTCAGTCGATTTATATCTTAATGGTTTCCCTTCCTTGCCTGACGGCATGTATCATCTGCGACTTATGGAGATGTCAGGCGACCAGAGCGATAAGGCAACCCTCAAATTTGACGTAGCACCGGCACCATTCCAGTAAGGGAGCATAATGGTTTTTCATCCAAATATAACTTCGTCAGATCCCATTGATGCCGCTACTGCTTTGGCGCAACTGGCTTTAGATAAGAGCAGGAGGCAGCAGACCCGTAAAGCCGGTAGTATCACTATCCATAATGCCGATGGATCAAGGACCATTGTCGGCACAGACGCTGGTCGTTCCGGTGTGGCTCAATGGGTAGGTGATACCACACCTCCTGGGCGGCCCACTGGACTGACCGCTTCCAGTGTTGCCGGCGGCGTGATTGTAAATTGGGATGGGACACTCGAAAAAGGTATACCAGCCGATTTCAGTCATATCAAAATAACTGCTAAAGATTGCAATGGTGTTATTTATGATTTCGGTGAGTTGTCTAGATCCGGATCGCAGTCTAAAGCCGATATGCAAGACGGTACTAGGTTAACGATTACTGCAGTGGCTTTTGATGACGCGCATAATGATAAAGGAGAGAGTGCTCCGAATGTAAGTGAAGAATCCGAACCTATAATGGTTACGGTCATCGGAGCAGTCAATAAAGCTGATATTGATGCAGTGCAGAAAAATGCACAAAAAGCATTGGATACTGCAAGTCAAGCCAGATTAACAGCCGATCAGAAAAATAAAATATTCAGTGGCGTAACACCTCCAGATACTTCACTTGTTGCTGATGGTGACTTGTGGTTTAAAATCGCGTCCGTTCAGAACGGGAATGTTACAGGAATCTATGTGTGGAATGGTGCCGATTGGAATGACATGGTTTTGATGGCAAACAAGGTGCTTGTAGCATCGTCAGTTGGAACCACGGAAATAGCCGATAATGCAATAACAACCGGAAAAATAATGGCAAATGCTGTTACCGCGCTTCAAATTGCAGCACAAAGCGTAACCGCTGACAAAGTCAACGTTGGTGATGTTACGGCAGCGATTGTCAGTTCTGGCAGGTTCACCACACCCGATGGGCTGACCGGGTTCGACGCCAACGGGTTCTTCGTAAAAAGCAAGGATGAGAAAGAACTGTTCACAGCTAATGCCAACGGCGTGAACGCGGTCGGTGGTTTCCAAACATCGCAAAATGGCACATATATGGCGATGCGGCAAGCTGATATATTATCTAATCACACTGGGGGAATATCACTTATTGAGAAAAGAAATGACGGTAAGGAAATCATCCACTGGGGGATATCCGGCAACATTAGCGACGATAGGACCGTAAAAGAATTCTTCGTGTGTATGGGGCAGCATAGAGTTATAACTGCCCGGGATTCACCACACGAAGAGTCTGTCACTATTGGGGTAAATGGTGGAAGCTTTATTCAGGTTGACAGCAACCATGGGGTCACTATCAATGGTGCACCAGCAGATCGTATTTCCATCGGTCAGGCATATAACTCAGTTAACGATGATGGTCCTTGGGAGGTGACTTTCAAGGAAGTCAGGACGATAAACGGAGCATCACAGTATTCTTTGAAGAATGGTTTCTTGCAAGTGCCTTTGGCTGGCGTCTACGAAATAAGCGGAATAGCTAACGTATTTCGGCAAGGTGAGCCTGAAATCATCATTGCCGCTTCAAGAGCTAAGAATAATTTCAACGGGTACGATAGAATACCCACGAATATTTACGCACGCTGCGAAGGGTCATGGGTGGAATTCCCCGTGCCACCTCACTTTGCGTACCTTGAAGCCGGGGATTGCATCGGGTGGCGTATAGAATCTCCGAATTTCACCGCAATGAACGGGCTGCGGAGCAGCATCACCGCCAAACTGATTTGCGCACGATGATTTTGTTATCCCGTTTACTGCGATATATCCCAGTCGATTGGAGCCGTATGTTTGGCGGATTGGTGTTGTGTATGCCTTTGATGGATTTGTTGTTGGATAAGGACCTGCTCATGGTCCTGCTGCCGGCCATGGTCGGGTCCGGCGCGTTGAGCGCGTTGATAGCGGCGTGGGCGGGGCGGCGGCAGAGCAGGGCCGCTACCGAGCAGATGGCCGTGCAGGCGGCCCACGAGGCCACGGAGATCATGCGCGAGGACATCATCGAGCCTTTACGCACCCAGGTTGACGACCAAGACAAGCAGATCAAGCGTTTGGAGGAGCGTCAAGCTCAGTATTGGGTGGCGGTGTCCTATATCCGCAGCCTGTGTCACTGGCTGGACCCGGCGGTCAAGGCCATGGAGCCGGAGTACATGGCCCGTCATCCCAAACCTCGGCTGCCGGACGAGCTGCGCGCCCAGGTCGCTCCAGACACGCTGGCGCGAGACCCGCCCGACCACTAGCCACCATCATCGTTAACAACTAGACCACCCCCATTGGGGTGGCCTTTCGTATATCACCCCCGCTCGGGGGTGGGAAGGAGGGCGCATGCAGGTCCAATGGGTCGGCAGTCCCAACCACTATCAGGGTCGGTGCGGCTACTCGGTCACGCACATCACCCTGCACATCATGGTCGGCCGCCTGACCGGCACCGACAGCGTGTTCGCCGGTCAGGCCAGTCAGACTTCAGCGCATTACGGCATCGGGGCTGACGGCACCATCCACCAGTATGTCAGCGAGTCCGATGGCTCGTGGTCCGACGCCAACGAGGTTTCCAACTGTTCGACCATCAGCATCGAGCATGAGGGCGGCATGGCCGGGGTGCCGTGCACCCGGGCGTGCATGGATGCCTCGGCCGAGCTGTGTGCCGATATCGCGCGCCGTTACGGGTGGCCCCGCCTGTGGCATGACGGGCTGGACGGCAACGTGTGGCTGCATCGCGAGGTGCCCGGCAGCGATCACGCCGGATGCCCCGACCTGGCTCCTAACGGCCTGGACGTGGCTTATGTGATCGACAAGGCAAACCAATTATTGACGGGCGAAACGCCCGTAAGACAGGAGGATGATGACATGCAAGCGATAATCCAGATCAATGACGAGCCGGGACTGCGGTATTTCGACGGCCAGCGGCTGCACGATCTGACGCATCCCGATCAGGTGACCGCCCTGCAGATGGTGGCGCAGGCGTGCGGCAGGACCCTGCCCTGCATCAAGCTCGGCGACAGCCGGTCTCCGTGGGGTACGCGACTGGTGGAGGCGTTGCGATGAGCGACGTGATGCAGGCTGAGATGTTGACGGCAGACCAGGTCGCTCAGGCTTTGCCTGGCGACGTGGGGGCAACCGGTCCGACCCAAGTGCGGCCGATCGGCAGTGATGAGCTCGCCCGTCTGGCCATCGCGACGCCCGACGTACAGGCGGGCCGGGCGGAGGATGCGCCCAAGCATGTGGACGCCGGCTACACGCCCGTGTTCAACAGTCAGGTACGCACGGCCGTCTATGTGCTCGCCCTGGTCGCGTCCGTGGTCGGTCTTGGGCTCATGGCCTTCGGCCACCCCGACGTCGGCGGGTTCGTCAGCACAGCCGCGGGCGTCATCGCCGCAGGATTCGGAGTCACCTACAACCCCATCAGGATGACCGGCAAGTAGATTCCTGACACGCACCCGTGTCATAACGCCATCGCCCTCCCACTGCTTGGCAGGGGAGGGCGATTTTGGGGTAATGGCTATCGAGACTGCTACTTAACTGTAAACACTCCTACTATGCAATCTGGTGATTTAGGCTTCTCGTGTGCTTGTGCATAATCTGATGCGCGCTTTCTTGAAACTTCGGTCGATTTGCCGTTGGCCGCTCTATCGTCAGCTCTAGTGATAAGGCCGTCTGCAGTGGTGACGTAGATTTTTTTCTTGGGGTTGTTCCACTCATCTTTATCAAAGGCGACCCAGATTAACTTTGATTCGCCAGGTGCGATTGTAACCTCTTGTTTTTCACAGCCACTCTGGATATATGAATGCCCATTTTTGAGGCTTACATCCACTACTGTCGCGTTCATACGCCCGGTGTTCGAGATAAGTACCTTTGTCTGTGCTACAGGTTTGCTTATCTCCTTCTTTCCCATGTGAAAATCATGTGTAAAAGTTGGTTGTCCTACGTTGATATAGCTAAATTTAACTCCTGATTTTTCCCAGTTTGAATAGGTACTCCAAGACCATAGATTTGAACATACCAACGCGAGGATGCTTATGATTAAAGCAAGGTTTCTCTTTAGCCACGCGCAAAGAGAATAAAGAAAGTTTTGGTGCCTGATAGCCGTTTCCTCTAGCTCCCCGGTTTTTGGATTGCCGTGTTGCAT